TTGCCGAATCCAATTATCAATGCTTGTAAACGTTCCTCCCTGGAACTCCCATGTTTCTACTTTTCCATCTGAATTGATGAATGACACCTTCAGCCCGATATTTCTAAGTTCCTGCGGAACTTGGGCAATAGCGCCTTCCAGACTGTACTTGTTACTCCCGTCAATTCCCGAAGTAGGATGCTGGACGGAAACATTATACTCGGTGATGTACTCCATATAACCGGTTCCACCACTGCCGCCACCAAGCTCATCCGCAAGTGTCAGTATAGGGTTGCCGTCCTTATCCAGACCACGCACGTAAAATGCCTTTCTTTTCGGAAGCGCACTTTCAACTTCCTTCATCGTTTTTATAGCTCCCATAATTATCTGATTAAAAATTGAACACCATTTATTGTTTAATAAGTGAATACAATCCGTCTTAATACGCTGCCGACCGCTATGCCAGCAGCATCCGCAAGTATGTCCAGCCAGTCCCATCCCGAACCGACCTTGTATTTCTTCCTGTACATCCAGTCAGTGGCTTCTTTCGTCACGCCTGCCGTAACGGCACAGAGTTCACCCGCTGTCAGCGTGATGGCAAGGCATGCAAGAAAATGCAGCAGCTTGTCGTTGAGTTTTAAAAGCATATCCAACCTCATTTTGATTTACCAACCGGACGAGAACCTATTACCCGTCCATATATTATTAAATTTGTCATATATGAAAATAGCCAGCCATCCCCCTGTTATATGAACTTTTGTCGTTCCCGATGTAGGATACCCCAGCGGGCTTATCCGGCCATACACATAGACGTCACCGTTTGAATGGTTTCTTATAAAATAGATTTGCCCGTCCTCGGCGTCGCTCGGAAGATTCATTGTAATACCTTTGGATACAGCCATAATGATACTGTCCATAAGGGACAAGGTTATATTACTGTCAACTCTTCTCGTCCTTAACCGGAAACCGCAAATATCGCCTTTAGGTGCAAACAGCACATGATTCCCCGTCTCTACAAAATCATCATAACTTTTAGCGCCATATACCGTCGAATGAAGGCATGTGTTTATACCGGCTGAGTAGGACGCCGTGCTGCGGCTCACCTCAATTCTTATCGGAGATATAAGTACTCCGCCGGATGATGCCGGGATAGTGTCAGCCCCGATGAATGTGGACACGTATTGGTTCCTGAAACGTATCAGTGAGGCTGAAAGCAGCATGTCATCATTGCCTCTTCGGGCATGCAAATCTGAGGAAATCTCAAAATCCCCGACAGAACCTTCTTTTGCATTGATTTTTCCGGTAAAATCCCCATCCGCACCTTCCAGGTGCTTCACCTTCAGGTTATCCACGTCGATAAGGTCTGCGTCTATCTTTCTGGCGAGTAAAAGCTGCGTACCCAGTAGCGGGTATTCCTGGATGGATTTCCAGGAAGTAGTGTCCGGGTTCTGGGCCACATCGTCAAACGGGTGCATCTCGCTGTTTCCGGCCACCGGATTCATCCACATAAATACAAACCCCTTGTTCTTATCCAGGAAATATTCCCCGTTCTTGTATTTGAACGGCAGCGGTTTCCAGTCACCCTCAACCGGGAACGGGGACGGGTTCTGCCGCACAATGCTGGCCCTCTTCTGAGCAAGAAGGGTCTCGCGGGCACTATCACGGTACGCTTCCACGATAATAGAATCCGCATTGCCCCACTTCTCAGATGGAAGGTAGTATTCCCATTCGGACGATGCACCGGGGGAATCCGCCGTACCGAGGTCCTTGCCGGCCGACTGGATATGCAGCCACCAGAATACATCCAGCAGGGCCGCATCAGCCCCGCTGCGGTGCAGGGCTTTCAGCTTCAACGGCACCATCTGTACATTGTTGCAGTCCACAGAGATGGCAGCCGGCTGGCACTCGATGTCAACGTATTCCACCGGGTCAGGCTCGCTGACAGCTACGATACTCAAAACTGCCGTCGTCATCATAGCTCAATGGGATTAGTATTCGTGGCAATTACTCTGAACGTCTTGGCCCGCGCCGCATCCGTATAGGTCAGTGCAATGTCCTTGCCCTGGAACTTGTTGCTGTCCTTTCCAGACAGCGTAAACGGATTATTCTCACCGTCGAATGTGGCGAAGTCCCAACTTGCCACCGCCACTTCCTCTCCGGACTGGCGTTTATAGGCATACGGCGTCAGCGTTCCCGTTTCTCCAGGATATATCTGCCCGTCAGAAGCAAGCCCCTTGACCTTGAATGCCGCCAGTATGGGGTCGCTAAGGTCAAACACGGTAATGAAGCCCTTTGCAATGACTTTCGCATTCTGCACAGCCTCACAACTTACCACCAGCGAACCGTCAACATCAGATGCCTGTATGCTCTGCATGCTTTGAGTACCGAGATTCTCTTCCCCGGAAGGAAGATGCTTTTCCCACTGGAGCGTGATATTGCCCAAATCGTTGATTAAGTCACCGCCACTGTACAGCGATGCCTTCAATGCCAGCACATCGGCCGGATTGACTATTTGCGTACCTTTGTCAGAAGTAATGAATAACTCATACTGCTTCCCGGATGATTCCTGGATAATGACATTGGTGGCAAGTTCATTGAACTCTGCCGTGTGTCCGCCGATTTCAACTTCACCCGAAATGGTTATGCGGTCATTGTCATATCCGGAGATGGGCACGAGGTTCTTCATGACCCGAAGTCCGGTCATGGAATAGGACTGCGAGTCCACACTGACATTATATCCGGTTACTCGTTTGAACATGCCTGCAAACTGTTCCGTAGTACACAGCCCGTCCTCCCCAAATGCAAGTTCAGTACCGTTATACTTGAACACAAGTTTGGAAGGAATAAGGATACGTCCGCTGCTCACATCCCGCAATACGACAACGACAATAGAACGTTTGTCCTCCGCCAACGCTTCAAAATCCGGTATATACTTGTCACTTTCCTTCGTCCATGCCTGGATAAGAGGTCCGTTATCCACGCGTACATACCCGTTGACGGTCGTTCCGTTGCTCACCGCCACGACAGCCAGTGAAGCGGTCACCTGATTCTGGTTCATCGTTTACCTCCTTTCGCCGACTGTTTCTCAATAATCGCTTTCAGTTCGCGTGCCGAACCGATAATGTCAACATCCAGAAGAGTGCCCACATTCCGCATCTCACTGATAGGAATGTACACCCTGCCGTCCGGAAGGGTGTTCATCATGCCGAAGAACCTGCCTTCGAGCTTTGTTTTTTCCGCTATTACGTACATATTGATAAAAGTTTAAGTTATTATTCATATACCGGCCCCGTGGCAATGGACAGCGTCTGCCCGTCAATCTGTGAGGAGATAACGGCGCCTTCCTCATCGCCCATCAGGGACTCACCCGCAAGAAGCTCCACTTCCGCCCATACCTGGAAGATATGCCCCTTGGGGAAACCCTTGTCCGCCGGAATGAACTCCAGCGTACGCCCGCCGGTTGCCAGCACCTTCTCCGTTTCGCCCGGCTTGCCCGACTGCCCTTTCCATGTGATACGGAAAAGCTCGTCGTACTCTGTACCGTACTCACGGCGGTTGTCGAAAATACGTATCTCATAGGCGCTCGGCTGCTTCATGTCCTCCGACAGGGTGAAACCTTTCGTCTGGATAATTTCGCAATTGAGGGAAACGGCCATCTCCGTCTTTATCTCAATAACCTTTTCCAATTGTCCGTCAGTAGGAGCCTGCGGCCTGCTGCCCGCATATTCACAAGCGCGGACACGGAAGCTCGCACCGGTGATATACTTCGCCTGATACATCAGCTTTCTTGTATATATTCCATTCCCGTCATGGCAGACGATGCCGGGGTCATCCGGTGTAACCGGGCGGTATGCTCCGTTTTCAAGAATGTCCCAGAAGTATGCGGCGTGTTCATCATCCACGGGTTCGGTCCCTGTATAGAGCTGCGGTTCTATCTCCCTGTCCCAATAGCCGGAACGGTCGGACAGACGCAGCGGGTCGGTCACCATCACGGAATCACCCTTCAGGCGCAACGAATACGCCTTGTTGTCATAAAGGTGCGCATAGGACTTCACGCTTCTTTCTACCCTGACCTCGCGGTTCGTACGCAGGTCCGTGAATATCGCGATACCGAAATACTCCACCGGAGCTTCAGGAGATGTATTCTTACGGATTATCAGTGCATATTTCGGTATGTCACCGCTACCATCAGAGATTGTATAGTATTCGTTGTTTACTATACGGTTGGCTGACTTGTCACGCGGCGCTCCTTCGAACCACTCCACCCCCGTGAGTTCCATTTCACCGAATACCGTCTTCTCATCGAATGCCGATACCTTCGGCACGATGACCAGCGGTGTCAGGGTCCGGTCGGGGCTGTATTCCCGCAACTGCTTGTCATAGGTCTGCACGGGACTGCCCGACAGTACAATTATCTCTCCCAGGATGGAAAGGGGACTCACATAAATACGGCCCTGCTGTTTGTTACTCTTTATTCCCATAGTTATAATATGTCAAAACCAAATCTCTGTTCTATCCGCTGCATTTCCCCTTCAACCGGAATGAATACCCGGCAAATGAAGGCAACGGACCTGCTTACAAAGCCGAAATCCGAACCGACCCCGTGCTGGTTCCCGTTGTCGATATGGATGACAAGCCTGTTGCCATCCACGTACTCAGGCGTCCAGAGGTTATCTGCCGGTACATTGCCGCTGTCACGGAACCATTCCACTTCGGTGGCACCGTCCGCCATCACATCATCCGTTATATCCGTAGTTCCGAAATATATACGCCCGGACATTACAGTATCCACACCGCCTATGACGAATGCCTCCCCGCCTGAAAGGGAGAGCTGGAGCGAATACCTGCTGTCGCCCTCAAGGAGTCCCCATGACGGGGAATTCCATTTAGGTTCGTCGGTTGTCTTATCTGACAGACAGCCCCACTTGCAGCCAAGGTGGTAGACCGTATGCTGTTCCAGCAGGGTATATTCGCTGCCGGAAGGCTTTGCCAGTTCGTGCTGTACAAAGCGGTAAGGAGCGCCGCTCTGGGCCGTTTCCAGCGACCAGCCCCCCCGGTCTACCTTGTTGGGAACGACATCACCGTTATAGTCGAACTGATAGAATTTCTCGGCAATGACCGTTTGTGCAACGATGCCAACATCTTCGGTTGTCACCGGCAGTTTTTCGAGTGCCTTGATGTTAGGGAGTTTTCCGAAAGTCAGCGCATAGTTGTAGTCCTCCAATATCGGCTTATAGACATTGGACAAGAACATAATCCGACCTTCTCGTGAAGAAATCATCCACGACTGTGCCCGCCCGTTAAAGACGCCCTCTTCAGGAAGCGTACTGTTACCCCTACGGGTTACGTTGTAGCCGGCCAACGGCGGATAGTTCGTGCCGCCCGGCACTTCGCTGTCCGGATAGAGCACGACCGTTATGCTGTTCTCCTGCGCATTGGTGGTAAGAATACGCATCCAACTGGTGTAATAGTCTGAACCGCCCGTAAGCAGTGTGTTAATGATGGAGAAGCAGACATCATTTTCCTGGAACTTCATGAAGTCGAAGTCCGTGCGTTTCTCTATTTTCAGACGGTAGGTATTTTCTCCCAAATCCTCCACGGATTCTATCTTGCCAATCTCGGTAAAGGAGTAGTCAGACTCCATTCCTTGAATCTGATTGATAATAAGGTCAAGCACTGATAGTGAACCGCGGACTTCCAACTGTTCTACCTGTGCCCGGCCATCAGGGAATATCCCTGCACCCTTACCGGCAATCATACTGTCTACGAACTCGCCGAACTCGCCGCCTGCGAGGAGTTTCAAAAGATATTCAGTCTTATCGGACTTGTCTTTCCTTAAGAAAGAGACCAAAGACCTGCGTGCCGAGAATACATTGCTATCGGAAGGGGCTGTTGTATCGTTCGTCCTGATTATATAGACCCCGTTTCCGCCGCCGGTATATGTCTGCCCCTTGTAGGTCAGGGAATCAATCTTGTCTTCCATATCTCCGATACGGGAATAGGGCATGCTCTCGCCGATTATGTATGCAGGGCTGTCCCAAGGCTTGTCAAGGTTGAACTCCCAGCCGAGTATGCGGCTGTCGCGCCCGTTCTCAAAAAAAGCCCTGTTTACAAGGAACACTTTCTGTCCGAACTCATAGAAGCGTCTCAGCCGGTCGTTATACACCCATTCGGAATCAAGGGTCGTGTTATATGTACCGTCATCCCTTTTGCGTCGGTCGGCATACTCCTGCGCCTTTCCCTTAAGCTCCTGTTCGGCTTCGGGGGTATATCTGTCAGACACAAGCTGGATGTTGAAACCGGAAAGGATATACTCGTCGCCGTTTTCCGGACAAAGGGTATCATCGGGAAGCATACGCCCGTAATCCTCGTTTCTCACGATTTCCCAAAGCTGCGCGCCGCGCATGTCGTCTTTGGGGTCGGGATTGAAAATGACACCGAATTCCATGCCGTTAAGTTTGCCGGACTGGAACCGGATTCTCAGTTCCTGGCCTTCGATAAGATATTCCTCCTTGAACTCCAGCCCGATATCCTTGTAGCGGTAGTAGGTGACGGTCTCTTTCGTGCCGTCCTCGTCCTTCACCTCTTCGGTGCGGGTATGCACGTCGGATAATGTGCCCGTACGCCTGGGATAGACATTTTCAAATACGACAATGTCCTCTATCGCCTCCTCTTCGGACATGTCGGGATACACATCAATGTAAGGCGTGTCCGCGGGAAGCATCAGTCTGCGCTGGACTACGCCGTTGACAACCGTCTGCTCGTCCACGGGACGGTAGTTTGCCGGGATATTCCGGGTAGAGCCAAACGCATAGATTCTGGTCGCATAAGTACCTTTGCTGTCGCTGCGGGTCATGGCTGACGCTTCAACCCCTAACTCGATTCTGACGGAATCACCATATTCATTTCGCCCAAAATGGATTATGTTATCCGTTATCCAGCAATCACAGTCCCATTTCTCCTTATCGGCCATGGAGAACAGGGCGTCAAGAAGGTTCATATTGTCGTACCTCATCGCAACGGCCTTGTTCTCCACTGTGGAATCTATGCTGAACTCAAACTCTTTTCCCTTGTATGTATATCCGAGTGCCTTCAGGTTGCGGAGGAATACGCCGAGCTGTACGTCAAGGGGTGCGGTCAGAGACCATGAAGCTTCATGGCCGGCATGTTCGGGAGTGTACTTGAAAATCTTGTTCTTCCACTTCCAGTAATACGCGTCCATCCGCAGCTCATAGTCATATCCCCCGGTAGAGGCGTTGAAGGCAGGTTTCTGCAAATCCACTATCTCATAGACCTTGGACAGCAGTCCGCCCAGGGACTCGTCAAGCACTCCCGACAAATCCACGTAGTCGCCGAGCTTGAAATACACCGGGTCGGGAACGCTGAACGGAAGGATGATATAGTCTTCCTTCATCAGGGTAAACCTGCCTTTAGCCCCGGCATTAATGGGGGTCGAAAATCTTGTCTTACCGAATATGTCTTTGATGTCTACCATAACGCATCCAAAGTTCGCAGATAAAAAAAAGAGTGCCCTATTTTGGACACTCATATACACGACAATAAACCCAATGTCGTGAATTAGGTTCTGTTTGCCGGGTTCGGCTCGTTAAACTTGGCTGAAATTTTTCCGAAAGTCTGGTCTAAACTCTGTGCATAAGCAACGCTTTTCCCAAGATAAATCAGATGATAAATCTCATTACTGTTAGCCGGAACTTGAATATCAACCACACCTTTATACAATTCTTCAAAGAAAGCTTTTTTCTTTGCTTGATAGTCGGATTGGGAATTTCCTTCAATTGTAAAAGAAAGTGTTATTTCCCGTTCATCTATTTTGGGGTCATTGATTATCACACGTTTTCCATGTTCCAACCGGGACTTATTTTCTATAAATTCTTTCATGGGTGATGATGCCCCAAGTACATCAAGAAAGCCCTCTCCCATTCTTACCCCCCATGTTGTGTAGGCGTCTTGGGTATTTATCAATAAATCTGACATAGTTTATAATTTAGATGTATTGTTTTTCACTTCTGCCATATCTTTCTGAATTTGAATGATTGGTTTTACAATAGCTCCTGTATTTTCCGAAATCTGTACCAATTCAAGATAAGATTGTGCTATCAAATCTCGCGTATCATCAGCGATATTCCTTGTTTCCGTATTTATGGAAAGTAGAGCATCTGCTTTTACTGTCAGTAGATTAAGTGATTGAGATTGAATAATATTCTGATTCTTTATCTCTTCTCCTGCAATCTGCAATGCTGTAAACCGCCCGTTCAACTCTTCGCCGGTATCTTGACTCATTGCCTGAAAGCCTTTGGATGAAGCTGACTGCGATGTTGATTCTTGCGAAATTTTATCATATCCGGTTGCTGCGGCAAGCTCGTCACGAAGCTTCATGGCTTCATCCACATAACCCATGTACTCATCCATCAGCTCCTTACGCTCATTATTATCAAGCGTACCATCATCTTTCATGGCTTCACCGAATTTGTCATACCATGTTCTCAGTTTGTCACTAAACTGTTCACCGATGGCATTTGACAGCATTGCCTGCATAAAATATTTGGATATGTTATCAGCAACATCCTCAGCACTCTTCTCCATGTCCATCAGACTGCTTACAAAACTGTCATACATGGAATCGAATGGCATTCCGGTCAGACCCTCATAAAGATTATCGGTCAACTCCTCCAGTTTGCCGGCCTGCTCAATATAATCATCAAGTTTATCGGTTACACGTTCACCATAACCACCTTTCCCGGCATTCTGCATCTTTGTCCATATATCAACATTACTACGGAGTTTTTCCATCTCTTCAGGTGTCAGCTCCCATAATGAAGAAGTTCCGGTAAAATTCTTGTTTATGTTCTGTTGAATCCATTTCAAGTCTTCGGCAGACCATCTCATGTAGTATTGCCAGCTCTTATGTGAATTATGGTAGCCTGCCTGTTCACGGGCGATATTCAGATAATTGGAGTTCTGCTCTTTCTGGTATTCATAAGCACTTCTATACGCAGCTACGGATTTCGTTCCTTTGCTTGCCTTTATCTCATCTGTCAATGATTCGATAGAAGTCTGTAACGTCTCGTTACGGTCGGTAAGACGATTAATGGAATCCTGTACCTCCTTTGCATTGCTTCCATTCCAATTAATTACCCCACCTAATGATGTGATACTTGTCAAAGCTCCTTTTATTGTTTGCAAACCACCAGTAATAATAGACATTGGTTTCATTAGGTCTATACTTCCAAGTCCATCCAACATCTCGCCAAACCCGGACATTGTTCCTTCCAACCATTCAGGTGTTTTTGTACCAAGCGTTTCCATGATACCAATAACTTGATTACCGGCATCCACATATTGCCCTATCTCATTAATTCCTTTATGTAAAGCATCCGTGGCTTCATATAGGGCTTTCTGCTTGCTGTTCTTTGCACTTTCAAGGGTGGCTTTGGTATTCTTCTTTTCCTCATCAGTACCTTCTTCCAAAGCTTTGTTATACGCTTCCTGCGCTTCACGTTGAACATCAGTGGCATCTTTAAGGGATTTAAAGGAAACAGACATAGCTTCAAAAGGATTGCGTTCTGAAACCTTATCATCAATCCTTTCGATAGCATCTACCAGTTCTTTAAGGTTTTCAGGAGATAAATCCTTTTGAGATGATATAAAGTCTTTAAGGTTAACTTTCAACTTTTTCAAAGTATCAGTAGAAACCTTGTCAAGATTACCAAAGACTTGTTCCCAATTCATATTTTTCTTGAATTGTTCAGCATCAAGTTTGAATATATCTTCATTCTTGACTTCTGTACGCTTCTCAACGCTTCGGTCTATTTTGGCTATTTCACTGGCATCACCTTTGGCTTCCGCTTTCTTACGGGCTTCCTGCAATACAGCAATATCATCGTTAAACTTTTTTTCAATGGCAAGACGTTCATCCGTATAAGACAAATATTGCTCTGCCAAATCCTTGTATACTTTTTCATTATTGACAATGGCAGCCTTGTAAAGTTCATCAAAATGCTTCCGTTCGTTATCGGAAAGTTCAATACCAGTAGCATCAAAAGATTTTCCTTTGTTTTCGGGATTAGCATCCCACGCAGTACGGGCATCCTCAATCTTCTTTCTCAAAGCATCCTCTTTTTGACGGTCAATAGCCTGCATCTCCTTCTCGAAGTTGAGTTCCATTTCGGCAATGGTCTTGGCAGAGCCTTCATCCATAGCTTTGATTCGGGCTTCATCAACTCTCATTTGCAAATCCTCGGCATTGCGTTTTTGTTCCAACGCTTGTTTCTCAAGGAGAACATTATATTTATCAGTCTGCTTACGAAGTTTCTCGGTTTGATTCTCCTGTTTGGTTAATGAGCTTCCGGTAATGCCGCCCAAATTTTTATAGGCTTTTTCAGTTGTTTCCGCCCGTTTCTTAGCCTCTTCATATTGCTTTGAAGTAAACTTGGATTTATCCTTTTCTATTTCAGAAAGTTTCTTCTTAGCATCATCCCAGTCTTTCTTCGCTTTCTCATAATCCTGCTTGTAGGTGGTTTTATTCTTCTCTGAATCAATTCGGGTTTGCTTGACTGATTTTGCTGTATCTATAAGTGTTTTTATGTCTTTCACATTATAGATTGCTTCATCAGACAAAGTACCCTTAATATCAATAGGCAAACGAAGTTTCACAGTTCCATTTTTACCTTTCCCTTTGATACTCTTTTCTAACTCAGAGATGTAGCGGTCAAACTCACTAATATCAACATCTTTAAGATTGGATATGAACTGCTCAGAGATACCTTTACCTTTATCAACAAGAAATTGGTCTCTATAAGAGCGAAGTTCTTTTAACTTGTTTATTTCCTGCTGTGTTAATTTACCACCATTGATTTGTTTGGCAGAAAGGGCATTTTCATAGTCTGAAACAGCTTTGTTAGCAGCTTCAAAACTTCTTGCAACTTCCTCGCCTGCGCGCTTTGCATCCTCTTTGGCTATTTGTTGTTTTAATTGAAGTATGTCAGCAAGTTTAATTGATTCAATATCGTATTGGGCAAATATCTTGGGATATTCGCTTCGTAATACCGCCAAACTTTCACCTCGCTGCAAGTCAGACAATGCAATATCACGAGAGCTTTGAATAAGACCGTCTATTTTTTGTTTCCGTTCGCTATCAAGCTTGGTCGCTTTTTCTTGTTCTTCATTATACCTCCTTGTTCCTTTTTCAGCAGCGGTTGTAGAATCTCTGAATGCCCACATAGTAGCTGTTAATCCAACAACCACCGTAGCCAATGCTACATAAGGATTAGTAAGCATAGCAGCATTTAAAGCTAACTGCGCTTTTCGTGCCAATAAACGGGCATTGGTAAGTCCAATCTCCACAAGAGTATGTTTACTTTCGGCAGCAGTAACAAGCATCACTGCGGTCCGGTATGTACCATAAGTAACCACTAATCCAGCCAAGACCTTACCTACTGTTTCATAATTCTGAATCAACGAAGTTGTCATTTGAATACCGTCCATGATAACACTTTCCGACTTAGTTCCCAATTCATTAAACACGGAATCCAAAGCATCCTGCATCATAGACAACTGACCATTGATAGTCTTTGAAGCATTCTCAGACATATTATAGAACTTACCACCTGCGGAAGTTGCATCAATGAATGCCTGTTGAACCATTTCAGCGGAAACAGCACCTTGGGACATTTCATCTTTCAAAGTTGCGATAGATTTTCCGGTCTTTTCGGAGATAATCTGTAACGGGTTGAATCCAGCGTTTATCATTTGATTCAAATCCTGCCCCATAAGTTTACCCGCTGCTGACATCTGTGAAAATGCCAAAGTTAGCGAATTGAACTTACTGGATTCCCCCATAGAAATATCACTAATGGCTTTCAAGTATTTGATAGTGTCTTCTGCTTGTATGTTAAATCCAAGCATCATCTTTTCTGCTCCAACCATATCTGACATAGTAAGTGGAGAAATCTTAGCCAGCTCCTTGATTTGCGGAATCAGTTGCCCTGCCATATCCTTTCCAACCATAGTCTCAATAGCGGTCTGCATGGATTGAAATTCTCCACGAACACGAATTATTTCAGAACCTAATGCCTTTAATACTCCAGCACCACCAATAACCGCCAATGCTTTCTTCCAAGAAATAGCGATACCGTTGTTACTCTCTACGATTTCCTTAGCATTATCATTGTAAAGGGCGTATTCATCCCGAAGTTTCTTTACGGAAAGACGCGCTTCGGCTTGTTGTTGGGTTAATCCAAATAAAGCTGCCTTTTCTTCATCAAGAGCTTTGCGGGCAGCATTGTATTCTTCCAACTTACTACTTGCTGATAACGGATTCCTTTTCAATGCTATACGATAAGCATCTCCAAGACGTTTTACATCCGCTTCAATATCCTTAACTACCGCTTTTTGAGCGAGAATCTTCTCTGTGAATCCATTCACTACCTGAGAAGCATCGAAAATTTTCTTTTTGAAGTCGCCTTCTATAACCGCACCGGCTTTGGCTGCATCGGTTACCAATTCATTCATTCGTTGCGTAGAAGTGAATAATTGGGTATTAAGGGCTTTAAAAGCGGCAGGAGATTGTGTGCTATCCATGCCTTTCAATTCCTGCTTTAACTTCGCAATCTCATTACGGAGTCTGACTACTTCTTCCCAGTCGCTTGCTATTTTGAATACAAGTTTCGGCATATATTATTTTCTTTTTCTTCTTCTGTTTGCTAATTCTTTACCACTGATTCTATTCACTTTTTCACCATAACAGACATGCAACTTATCTTTCTGCATGATAATTAAGTTTCTATATGGTATGTCATAAACCACTTCCCGATACGACAGATGCAGATTTTCCATGAACGTTGCAATCTGTCCGAGCAGACAATCGTTTCCGATTACCTCTGTTTTGCTATCAAACTTGCTACGTTCTTCGCCAAAGTTGATAGCCTGGTAAAATTTTCAACAGAGATAAGAGAGTAAGCCGTATCAATAGCATCAACAAGTTCATCAAATGTACCATGAGACAACTCATCGAATAATTCGTCATTTCCTTGTACAAGCCACGAAAAGGCATGTGCAAGTTTTTCGGAGTCATTGACACTACTAATCACATCACGTACTGTTTGTTCATCACCAAAATCAGAAAGGAACATCCCCGCTCCGGCCAGTTTATGTACTGTAGGCGGAAAAACAGTGTAGTATTTACCGTTTATCGTCACATTCACGAAATCTGCTCCGATTATCGAAGCCGAAACAAATTGTGCACCTTTATTCATGCTTTTAATTTTAAGAGGGACAGAATATCCGCCCCTCTATCATTCCATCTTTTTACCTTATGCGTCAGGGATTAACGCCTTTACTTCTGCTTCATCGAAATTGTATTCAGAAGAAACACCTTCAACTTCCGGTTCTTGCACCAGTCCTTTGACTGCTATAGCAATCGCTTTGTCTGTATTAGCTTCACGGGATACAATCTGACAGTTCGGGAAAATAAACCAAACGTCATCGTCGGTAAGGCAGAAAAGAGCCTTATTGATAACAACCTTACCAGCCGCACGTCTCCAGCCAACAAGGTTGTCCTTATCCGGACCTTCACCGCCTTTCTTAATCGCTTCACCACCCATTAATTCAGCTTTTGTTTTATAGTCATACTGACCGATAGAGAAAGACGGACTAACTTCGCCGGGAGTCGTATCATAACGGTAAGTCTGGCCGGTTAACTGGTTCTTGTAACCTGTAACAGATGCTTCCGTTTCATCAATAGTCCATGTTTCACCATGCACATTCTTTACTTCATTTTTTGCTTTGATAGCGGCTTGAATCAAAGTCTTTGCGATTTCGGGGGTAATGTCTGCCGTTACCTTATCAATGTCGGCAAACAAGATTCTTTTTATTCCTACTGCTGAAATCATAATCTTATAGTTTTACATTTATTACTTCAAATAAAATTCTTACATTCACATAATGACATTTCAAAGCTGTATCCGCTTCCGTGCCAATTGATTCGATAGAGTAACGATAGGTTGTACCATCATAGGTGCTTACTACATCATCAAGCAACTTGCCAGCCTTTCTTTCAAGTTCGTTAAGCCGGATTGTGTTCGCTTCATTCTCGCTTAAATTGGGTACACATAGATTCACTTCTGCGAAAGATTTCTTCCAATACTTTCCCGGCTGTTGTTTCTTCGTGTGGATAACGATTCTTTCGGACTTCAATTCACCCGTCAGCGTTTCACCATCAGGCACTATATCTATTCCGAAAGCCTTGCAGTCCCGATAGAGAATGTTTCCTATGTCGGTGGTTACTATCATTCAAATTCTTCTTTTAATCGTTTCTCCGCATATAAAGCGGCACTACTTAAAACATCAAATCCCTTAGATTCTACGAATGATGCGTATTCCGCTTCGTTTTTCAGTGTCAAACCATCTTTATCGACATCGTAATCATTGGACGTTCTCAAAGTGAGTGTATGGTCTTGATAATCCCCATGTTCCTCTGCGCACTTCACGGCTTCATCGCCTACATCAATCATCTTCTTTTCGACCTCCCATTCTCCTTCATCGAAAAAGGAGTCGACATCTGAGAAATCGAAATCTACATCCATAATTCCGAGTAGTTAAAGTAGTTTGTACTCTTTACCGTGTAGACTTCGCCTTGACCTCTTACGCCATCACCATCCATGCAACGTACTTCATCGCCAGCCTTGACAGTAATTCTTTTCTCACATACTACATGATAATTCGGACGATACACAGAGCCGTTATCAGATGAAAACTCTTTGGTAGTGTTATCATCACAACGGCACTTGCATACCTCCTGCCAGTATTCACCACCTGTTCCGGGAATAGGTCTGCCAAACTCATCCTTATCCATCGGGGTGATAACTTTTACCTGCAATATGTGTGGAGCGAATATCATAAGAAAGTCACTTTAGGTTTGTTACCCAGTTCGTCTTTCAAACCGTACCGCTTGCACAGAAATGAATAGTAATCCTTAATGCCTTGAATGTCCCAAGACATAGAAAAACCGCTTTCGCTGATGGAAGTGGCACGAAGCAATAGAGAGGGGATGAACTTCGCAATTGCCACCGACACCCGTGTTTGGCAATCCTCGTTCATCTCACCCCCTCCGCTTATCTTTGCGTTCAGACATATATCGAAAAGGTCAGCCTCCGACAAGTTAACGCCGAAGGTCTGAAACTTCTGTAATATATAATCGTTTACTGTCATGCGTTCATCTCACTCAAATCGAAGTTCACAATCAGGTTCGGGTTCGCAATCTGCGGAATCCATTCGGCTGTGTATTCCAGATAGCGACCATTGCCGTTCTTGTAACCTGAAATCAGCATATCGCCATCTGCCTGAGTGTAATTACGTCCCGGTACACCATCCACAGCTTCATAAGGAGTGTGGAAGCGCATATAACCGATTTTATCCTGCGGAAGCAGGGAAATACGACCATCTGCATAAATGGGGATATTCTTACCTGTTTGGTCTACCACATAATCTTCCTTGATTTCAATAGCCGGAAGTCCGATACCCGTAAAAATAGCAGAAGCCAGTTGCGAAGTGATAATCCCGGTGGACATATACATCTCGTTGCCTGTAAGCTGCATCTTGAACTTATCACCGAACTCGCTTGACCCGATGATGTTCTTGACGAATGTGCCACGGCTCATAATCATCTTGGGGAATGTGCCGTAAATAGATTTCAGCTCATTCAGTTTCTGCTGCAAGTAAGTGACGAAATAGTTTTTATCCTCTGTGTCCGGCTTGATAAACTTGAACGGCAAGTCGATGTTCAATAAGTCAATTCCTCCGGCATTGTCGTCCTTGTTCTTCACGCTTGCTGCTCCAGTCATCAACAGAGAGCCTACGATAATGTCCATACGCTTGTGCGGTGCCAGCAATACCTGACGGTAATCGTCATAGATGAAGTCCACGATGTCACGCATGGCTGCTTTCTGGTCTTCCGGTTTGGCGGCATTATACTTATCTATCAAGTCCTGCAAGTCAGACAAACGGTCGATTGAGATTTGATAGCGGTCACCCAAATAGGCAATCTCACCATATCCGGAACCGATATTCCTGCGTTCACGGATAGGCTTTTCGCCATAACGGGAGTTGATGGAACCAGCCATCACGCCAGTAACCTGACCGATGTAGTCTTTAAATACACGAGTAGTAGTCCTACGGAAGCCCAAATACTGCTGCCAATAAATTGTGTCCTTTCTTGTCTTGAGGACACGCTGAATCACTGCATTTACAATGTTCGGGTCATTAAACAATGTATGAATAGTTAGCATCATATATTCGTCCTCCTTTCTTTATTTTGCCATTATACCTGCGTTTTTCAACGCTGTCAATAATCCGTTAAAGTTTTCTACCGACACCGTACCAGATGCATCATTCACTTTGGCTGCCTGCTTTACACCTCCAAGAGCAGAAGTCGTAGCTGCTGTTAAAGTATACTTGTTAGCTTGTGCTGCAACCCCATCCAATTTAGCTTTATCTTCCTTACTCATCAAGCCATCCTGGCTGGAAGAAGCCTTTGGAATAGATACGGTTTCTTTTTCTTGTCTAACATCTGGAGCATTAAACTGGAAATGCGGCATATTAGCCTTGTCAATATCAGCGAAAGGCATTGCCAGCTTGGTAGGTTCAATTTCAAACGCGCGCATCAGAAGAGCTACCAACACGATACCGTCCTCTACCTGTTTCCTTTCATACAGGGCTGAGTTTGCAATAACCTTCGGAGTAGTTCCGTCTGCTGCCGTTGCTTCATAAAGAACTGTTCCAGCTTCCAAATCCTCCCCGAAGTCTGCCGCCAATGTCAATTTATCGAAAGCTTTGTCAGCCTTGTCAATAGCGTTGATTGTCGCTCCATGCGCACCGTTACCCAAGTGCATGCCTTTGTAAGCCAAAGAACGTTTCTTGATTTTCAATGTGGTATTGGAGCCTGTCGTAAACTTCTCATATACTTCCACACGGATAGCCACTTGGGATGTTTTCTTCACCAAGTCAGCTGCAATCGGTGTGAATGAGGGCAAGTACGAGCCGACAACGAGGTTGGTTGTGTCCAACTTGTACGGGCCTCTGCGTCTGCGTCCGGTTTCTACGTCGTAGCGTTCTTCCTGCTCAACTTCCGGTTCAAGATTATACTTAAATCCTGCTGCCATAAAATCACTGTTTTTGTTGTTCTACAATTTCTTTAGTGTCGTCTGCAATCATTTTCGCAAACGCCTGAGTCTCATTCTCCAGTTCTTTTTTTGCTGTATCTGGAGGAACTACACCCTTAAAGCCGTCATTCGCAAACTCCTGCTTCAAGTCCTTGAAGTATGCGTCCAAGTCCTCATCGTCCTTAATGGCGCATCGTTTGGCGTAGTTTTCGGGAATACCATACTCCTTTGCCTTTGCCAAAATCTGCTGGCTACGTGTTGCTTGAGCCTTTTCTGCTTCAAACTGTGTTAGCTTATCAGAAAGGTTCTTGTTGGAGTCAATTAAAGCTTGCGCCCATGCAGGCACATCGTCTTTATTCTCTTCCGTTTTGGTAGTAGTGGTAGTCTCGATTGGCTTACCGTTTTTAAGGTTATGCCTCTTCTCGTAGTTAGTCACTGCCGTTTTTGAAGCATCCCCGGCACGGAAATCACCATAGGAGTTAAGCACGTCCGAAAAACTGATACCCTCAACAATGGAGTTTACCTTTGTCTCGTCCGTTACACCCTCTGCCTTTTTAGTAGCGATTCGGGTTAAGATAGCAGTGTCCACCCCAGCGAATTTCTGTTGTAGCCCTGCCAAGATTTGTTCTAAGATTGTCATACCGTATGAATTTAATTTATAAATTTCTACGGTAAATTTCGTTATTTATAAAGAAGGTGAAAAATTATCAGATAGGTGATACACGACAATGAAACGATTGTCGTAAAATGATATAAAAAAGGCGTGAAACCGAATGGAATCACGCCTAAATATTCTTCTTATGAACTAATCAGAAACCCAACATTGCAGCAGGAGGAATATTCAAAACTCGACATAGCAACCTCGCAATTTTGAGGGTCGGTTCCGAACGTCCAGAAATATAGTCATTCACACGCGATGGACTTATTCCAATCTCACCAGCAAGTTGCTTTTGACTCATCCCTTTCTCTTCAAGGGATAGCTCTATCAATTCCGCAACAGTCGGTTTTTCTATCGGATAATGTTCTTTTTCGTATGCTATCACAATATCGGACATAACTGTAAGCTCCACCGCATTCTTATCATTTGAAGGCGTATTGTCATCAACCAATGGCAGAAGTTCCTCCACTCTCGCCAAAGCAAATTCATACTGTTCTTTCGTTACTTTATTCATACTTCTATCTCTTAAATGGTTGAACAATCTATCTTATCGTAATCTTTATGAGTACCAACCCAGCGAATGAAGACGTACCCAATTGTAAACTTAACAACGACAACCAACCGATAGTTGTTGCCTCTGATATTGAAAACGTAGTGTTGGTTGCCTACATAGTCAGCAGAAAGAAAATCCACTTTAATGTCTGATAGGTTCTTCCATTCAGCTTTTTCCGCTATATCATACCAACGTTCTAAGGCTATGCGTGAATCTTCATAGCCTTTCGTCTCGTAGAACTCTTTCAATTTCTTATGTGATACAATCCTCATACCTCTTTTGTTTGATGCAAAAATATGAATTAATTTTGAATTATAAAATTTTTCCAAAGATTATATTCTACAATATAGAATTTAGCAATAAAAAAGCGGAACTAAATTAGCTCCGCTCAATAGTACGATAAGAACATGAAGTAATGAATTATCCTTTGGAGTTAGGAGACGCTGCATTGTTATTCTTTGCCGCTTGTTCCTCCTTGATTTCTGCAAGCTCCTCTTCTACCCTATCAGCGTTCCCAGCAAACATAATGCCCTCACGTCTTGACCATACACCACCACTAACAGCGGAGACAGCCGTAGTAACCTTATCGTTCAAATCATCAATCATATATGGAACCAGTTCTGTTTCTATGTCAATGGTTTGCGATGCCTTGCTAAACTCGGTTGGATTGATAGAGCCTAAAGCGGAAACAATAAAATTTACTCTCCGCTGCAAGAACTCACCGATAACCTCACCGTGATTTTCTACCGCCATATGTGCGCCCATGAACATAAAGCGGAAAGCGGTCCCTGATGCTTTGCCTACCCCCTTCAACGTCTCAAAGGATATTCTTGGAGTGTTTGACATATCATAAGCCATATTGGTGAGTGTTTCTGCTTCAAAACGTACCGTATCCGGAACTTGGTTCCATGTTAAATATCGTGCACCAGCCCCCTCTCCTTCCAGTTTTACCATTCTATCCTTTGTCTTACCAGTGAACCCTATCACTTCACCAATTAATTCCAAAATGGGGAAAAAATGATAGTCGATACAATCAGCATAATTGGATAATAGTTTCTCCAACCGGACCCGGAAGGTCTTTATCTTCTTGCAATAAGGTTCAGGACGATAAGCATAGAGAACCGGTAGTTTTGGGAATCCATGAGCAAAAGGAGTTCTTTCTTCATATCCTTTAGACAAATCCCATTGATAAACCATTTTGTCCGTGATAGTCATAAAGCAGATGACCTCCGAATCATCCATGAGCTTCTTTTTATACTCACGTGAGAAAGCAATCATTTTACCTTCGTCGTTAAAGAACGGGTATAGCTTATCACCTCTGAATGGAGACCATAACACGCTTTTCAGTTTCTTGGTGGGCTTGACCTTCCCCCCGAAAGAAGTCTTTATTTTCTTCCAAAACTTTGCCCAAAACGAATCATCATCGGTAACATACCAATATTCTGCCGCTTCCTGTTCGGAGAGCCAGGCACGGACAATCTTCTTGTTTTGATATTTGATTTTATTAGACTTGAATACAGCCTTTACCGCATCCAGCAGTTTTTTTTCATCATCATCGGTTGGAGTGCAATCCATAGACGGTTCTGTGCCGACCGTGAAAGCTGTTTGAATGTTCACTATATCCTGTTCCAATGGAATGGAGATACGGTTCACCGGTTCAGTCTTATACTTTGCTTCGATTTCATAAGTCTTACCAGTTTTTTCATCGAAGTGTTTCTCAGCTTCTTTTTCAAGAACCTTTCTGTCCGGATACTTTTTTTTGTCAACCATGATTTCATGTCGTTCCGGATTCCAATCATCCAAAAGTTTGCAACGGTCGGGAAGTTCAGTTTTTCTACCTTTCTTCAGGTAGTTTATCTTCTGCCCGATGTCAGGCAATGCTAATATTTCTTCTAAATTCAATGGCATAGTTTATATTTTTAATGCGTGAATATTCCTGTTAAATCTTTCGGCTTCTGAATCTTACCAAGAAGCTCACCCAATACATAGTAACGTACAGCATCTATTCCGTGATTGTCATGGTCTTCCGGTTCGTTGATATAGTTCCCGTCCTTATCCTTTGCCCAAACATACTTTCTGAACTCGCTTTGCAAGTTGTACGAGCGTTTGGTTATATAAATCTCCATATCTTTCATTTTGTCAATTCCGGCATTGATAGAGCCTGCACCTTTCTCTACGGCATATATCTTGATTCCTCCGTTGTGTATCTCTTGAATCAAACGTGGGTCTGCGCTGTCGGCAATGACTTTCAATCCCCACGGGCGAAGAGTCTTGATGATGTCAGAAGAAAGCAATCCAGTACGGTAATCCACTTCATCCAAGTAAAGGGCGTTATCAACGATACCACAACGAATGGAAGCAGACGGGTCATGCGTATAACCGAAGTCTTGCCCGAAAGCAATTTTCTTTGCCCAAGCCGGGAACTCGTCAACAATTCCCCATTTCTTGAACACAGCACCTTCTGCAACGTCAGCCCAGCGACCGATAACCACATGAGCATACTTCTCCGGATTCTCCAATTTCATCTTCTCAACTTCTTCCAAGAATTGTTTAGAAAGGTGTTCTTTATTATCCAAGTATGTTGTATGGATATGCAGGACATTGGGAGCTGTTGAAATCTGAACTGGAATACCATCGTACTCAACCAGCTTATGAGTTTTTTCTATAAATCTTTTATAAACCCAGTGATTAGAGTCGCATGGGTTCATGATAATTATAATAAGGTTTCTGATTCCGACTTGTCTAATGGAAAGCATAATCTTATCGAAGCTCTCTTCATCTGTCCATTCCTCCGCTTCATCACATACGAACACAGAAATTCCGTGAATAGATTTAAGTTTTGCTGTCTGATTGCCGGACGAAGTCTTTATGCCACGAAACATAATGTGGCTTCCGCTTCTCTTGTTAATTACATCTGTTTTAGTTGATTTGAAATTCTTCGTATCTCCATCCAACTCTACCTTTTCAAGAAATTCCGGAATGATTGATATGCTAGCCGAAGTCATGGTGTAACGGGTGTAGAGAACCTGATGGGCGATTTTCTTAGCATTAAGCCTTCCAGTTTCATAAGTCAACCTCTTGATAAATGTTGCAACATTGAACGACTTACCGGAACCACGTCCTCCGGTAACAAGAAGGATAAAATAGTCATCCCTCAAATACATCGGGTAATATATAGGCTGTGGCTGTATTCTCATTCTTCCTTGGGTATTATCGTGTTTTCTTCAATCCATCTGCTGATAGGAATACTTCCATCTGATTCAATATCTTCATCCATATCCTCATTACGTTCCACTCTGCGCCATTCCTCATCGTGATGGTACAACCAGGTTGACATCGCTTGAAGACTTGGAGCTAATTCGGTTTCAACCGTCTGTACCTCTTCATCATTGGTTAGGGTGCCGTCTTCCATTCGGAGTTTTCTCTTTGTCGTACTTTTGGTTTTGATGCCACCAAGAGCCACCGCAAGGAACTTTGCTCGCACGGCTGCATTGATTTGCGCACGCCCACGCGATAAGACTTCGGATATTTCGGTGTACTCACTTTTCTTTTCGCAGAATGTTTGAGGCAAAATCCCTATAGCATAAGCAATTTCCTTGTCAGTGAATCCCTTTTTGGCATACGATTCCACGAGAGAAAGAAAGACCTCGCTTGTGTAGTCAAACTTTGGCTTTCTTCCTCCTTTACCTTTTCTATTTTGAGATTCACTATTGCTCATATTACTTCTTTAATTTTCCACATTTCTCACATTGTTCATACCTGAACTCAGAGAACATCACACTACCTTTCCAAACATAATGATGAACACAAAACAGGTTTTGCTTTAGAACATTCCTTATCCAAAGTATAAAATCGCCAATCATAATTTTAACCGTTATTGTTACCCATATATACACGGCGAGAAATTGGCTTGTTTCCATAGACATCAACTCCTCTTTTTGAGAAATAGCTATCTATTTTCTCAGCATATCTTCCCATTATGGATTTCGTTCTATCCCTTATGTTTCTTTGTCTTGCAGAACCTAACCCGTATTGTCTTCCAGCGTTGTACATTATTCGTCTGGACTGCTGATATAACTGGCTATATGTTTTCTTTCTAACTCAGCTTTCCTCCCAATAATTAATCAATCCTTTCTATTTGTTCATCAAATACTTCTCCCTTTATGAACTTCATATCAGGGTCATAACCGAACCTTTCGCAGAATGCGGCTTTAGCTTCATAGGTATCAAAGGACAACACCACATAGGCATCCATGTTCTCGGCTTGCTTCTGTGCGTTTTCTTTCACCTGATGCTTGACCTCTTTCATGTGGGCAACCTTTTCGGCACGTTCCAACTGCTTGGCGGCTTTATCGGCTTCTTTCTGTTCGGAAACTGGGACCATCATATCAGACAAAGCATCCGCAATAGAGTTTTCCTCTTCGGTCTGCAAAAGATAGTCGACACCAATCATATTCAAGTCTGCATCGGTCAGACCTGCATCTTTCCAGTCAATATCAGGAACAATACGGGCAAGAGCGTCAAAATCCCATGTACCTTGTGCATTAGGGTTGTTCATTAGAATGTTTAACTCCTTTTCCTGCTGCTCGTCCACGTCTATGACATCGACACGAATACGGTAGTCGTTATCGGGAAACTTTTGCAATTCGTCCATGACAGATAAACGCTGGTGCCCGCTGACTACGGTAAGCCCGGTACGCTTATTCACAACTATTCCACCTACCAATCCGAATTTCTTGATACCACGTTTCAGTGTCTTACGTGATTCATCAGATAGTTTTCGGGGATTATAATCCGCAAAGTGAATGGCAGAACGATTAAGTTCCACCGATTCACTCTTTATGTATTTTGATAATTCCATATTAGCCGTTGCTTAGACCCATGTATTGCCTATTCGTAAATCGTTTAAAGGCTATTCCGGGAACATTTCCAGTTATTTTTTCAATATTTTTAGAATATCTTGTAGCCGCTCCACGCACTCTATATATTCTATTCTGAGCACGTTCATTGGTTGCCATTCTTCCTATAGAATCCAATATTCTATCCCTTTGTGAAAATATTTGTGCAATAGATTTTCTTCTAACTCGGCATTCCTCCTATTAATTTTGTTGATTATGATACTCCCAAAGCACTCTTTCAGCCATTGGGAAAACTTTGTAAATTCTCTGTAAATCCTGCGGGTAATTCTTCTCCATCCAAAGCATACAATCAAGATTGAAACCTACTCCCGAACTGGCTTTCAATGAATATCGAACTGGTTCGGGTAAATTGTGCTGCCTCATATAAGCAAGAATATCCTTTTGTGTCCAATCAGCCAAAGGATAAACCATACCGTTATTCTCGTAACCGTTTACCTCATACCCTTTCAACATAAGCCTACGATTCATACCATCAGCTTTTTTCATGCCCAAGAATGTATAATAAACTCCATGAGTAAGCTGCATAGCCTTTACCACATCTGCCAACTTCAATAGCTTTACTTTTGGATTTGGCACACAATACATACCGCCACGGAGAATATAAGTGAGGTTCCAATGTGGTACTTGAACAAACTCTATCTTCGGATACTTGGCTTTAGTCCAGTTTATCCAACGGTTTATATGCTCCAAATTCTTGACAAAGTACATAAACACGCAAACAATCCGGTCAAACTTCGGATAGACTAAATCAAGCAGAACAAGCGAATCTTTACCAAGTGATAAAAACAGTAAAGCCTCATTCGATTTTACCCGAATGAGGTCTATATAACGGCTCGCTTGTTCTACCTTGTTCATAGCTAACCACCACTTAAACCAAATGAAGTACGAAGGTCACTGTAACGCTGTCTGCGTGACCCCAACTGTGATGTACCAGCTTCACCGCCACGTCTGGCAACCAATCTACCACCAGCCCCTGCACCGTTCATATTTCTGCGAGGTCCGGCTACTCTGTTAATTCTTCTTGCGACTCTGCTTTCTAATTTTAAAAGTTAAACAAATCAATCTATATGTTTTTCTAATATCTTGCCCAAAGTATAATCCATTTGTGCAGCAAGATATTCTTCGCCTTGATGTTCGTAAACAATATCATTACCGTTTTCATCTGTGAGAATAACAGCTTCTGCTGCTTTCACTTCAACGATAATATAAGGACGTTTACCTGTATATGCACCTGTCAGAAGCTTGATTGCATCGTACTTGATAGGCTTTAATTCTATTTCACCATCTTCAGGCAGTTCTGCATCAGCCGGATATTCTTTACCGCCACATAGGTAAGTGATATATTTCTTAGCGTTGGTTGGTCTGATTTCACGGTATTCGTGGGTTTTCTTGCCTGCCAAGATTTCATCGAAATACTTCTGTTTGATGCTTAATGTAAGAATGTTCATAATCGTGTCAAATTTAAATTAATACTCAATAGTTGCGGAAACAGGACTCGAACCTGTGACCACCGCCAAGTCAAAGCGGTAAGCTAACCAACTGCTCCATTCCGCGATAGTACCCCAAAGGTACTACCATAACCAAAGATAACGAAATATCTTCAATCGTTATACACGACAATCGGCTTATTGTCGTGAACTAAGCCATTTGTCCCGTCTTTCTCTGCATGCCTCTAAGGTAGGCGCACAACAAGCAAACAGTTCGCCACTTTCAGTACGATAGTCATATTGGTACATTCTTACTCTCTTACCTTTCAATTTGGTAGTGTAAGTGCAATAGTTCTCTTTACCGGGCTGGCATACGCTACAACCTCTTTCGTCGTTAATTGAGTTCATAATCATTTATCAATACTTACTTAGTAATTTGTAAAACATTCGCCTTTTCTCTATGTATTTAAGACCATTTCGCCTAAGACCTCGCTTTGATTTTGATACAGTCATTTGGCAACCTGCAACGCCAACGCAGATGTAATTTGAATGATGCCTTTTAGCTTCTTTGAAAGCCCACCAAATCGCTTCACGACAATATCTATAGCTATCATTTTGAACACCCTTGTATCCTCTACTTAAAATGAAGTGGCCTATTTCATTTGCTTCTTCTTCTGAATAGCATATTGTGAATATATTATTCATCCTTTCTTTGTTTTACTTGTTCAACCAAAAACTTTTTAAAATCATTCTTGTACTGGCTGTGAATGATTTTATACTGATGGGATAGGTTAGGCAATTGTTTGTAACCTTTGCTATACAAGAATTTGGCTACAAGCTCAATTTTTGCACGGTTACTAAATCCTCTGTCTTTGCACATGTTAGTTATACAGACATTCGCCTTGCTGGTAGGCTTCTTTTCAACTGGCGACACATTTTCACGTCTGTTATAAGCGTGCGTTCTCGGATAACCGACCGCTTCGCCTAAATATTCACCTGTGATGCAATCAAATTCACCACTAATTAAACTATCTGCTATTTCACCCATAATAATCAATATTTAATGTTTCACATTCAATCTTTCTTCACTTGTATAAGCCACTACAAGCCCAGTTTCATCATGTTGTATGGTGATGTACTTTTCACCCCTTTCTATGGTGGTAAAATCGCACATACTACATAACTTACCCAATACCTTGCCCAGTTGTTTCATCAGTGGGGCTTCGGGGCTAATAACTAAAACTAAATCCGCTTTCATAATCGTGTGTATTGTGGTAGCCCGAAGGCTACCGGATTAAAACTTAGAACTTCTCGATTTTGAGATTGTCGTTAATGATAAACATACGTCCACACTCTAAAATCACATGTGTATCTGTAATTCGTTTGATTACTCTTACTACATCATCGTGCGATATACGTAGGGTGCCATCTGCATAGTGACCATTAGCTAAATCACCTGAAATTCTGTATTTCAAACCAATTTCTATTTCTTTTGTATTCATAATCTTCTATATTACGCAGGGCTTTCGCCTTGCTGGTTAAACTTATAATATTTGAATCTCTTTGTTACCTATCTCTGTATCTACGTTCAGAACTTCATACTTTTGAGCCTTATAGTTGTAAACAACCTCGCAAGTATTGAAACCTCTGCCATCTTCTCTTTGGTCATAAACAGTGTTTACGTGTTGATACATCTTATTGCCTAACATGAAGTTTATCTTGCCTGATGTGCAAAAATAGAATGCTACCGCATACTTCAATGTTTTCTTCTCATCAATTTTCTTTGTTGCCATAATCATATATTTAAGCGTTAATACCAATTGCGTTTCTCATAAAGTCGCTTGCTTGCTCTACTGACATACCCAGCTTCTTTTGAATTAAAATGAGCATACAGCTTACTTGTTCTTTTGTGTTCAAATTGCCTTGTACAAACTCTGACATGATGAACTTCTCTATTGTTCTTTGTTTAATTACTGATGCTGCCATAATCGTATATCTTTTAATTGTTATTCAAACTATGTTTTTATTATCATGATGCAAATATCAAATTTTATTTTGAATAAAACAAATTTTGATAGAAAATTTTTCAAATTATTTTTTGATACTATTCTTTATATATTCTATGTATAATTTGAAAACTATTCCTATCTTTGCATCAAATTATAATTTGAATATCATGTTAAGAGTACAAGAAATCTGCAAAAGTCAAGGAATTACAATGCAAGACCTTGCTAAAAGAATGGGAGTGACATATCAAGCCCTGTATGCCGCCGTGTCCGGTAACCCTACTATTGGGAAGTTAGGTGAAATAGCAAAGGCATTGGATGTAGGAATAATTGACTTACTGAATGAGGATAAAGAAGAAAACGCTATTATTTGCCCTCACTGTGGGAAGAAGATTAAAATAGAGAAAGGAGAATAGATATGAACACCAACCACCTATATAGAGTTGACGTACCTAACTTGAATGGCTCAATAGTTGACACTAACATTTTTAATGAAAATCATCCCGAATACTATAACATTTTTTTGCCCATAATGCAAGTTATTACAGATACATCATCTGCAACTAATCTTTCAATTGCAAGCACTTTTGCTATGGCAAATACTGTAATAAATTGCTACACCCTTTATGAACAAGACATAAAAAATGACTGTTTTTCATACAATGGCACACACATACCATCAATTATTATCAAAAGTATATTGGCTGTATTTAGTAAACACTATCAACAAAAAAAACTACATTTTCATTTTAATGCATGGAATCCTTTACATTTGAGCTGTATTTATCCTTATTGTTATGAGGCTATAAGATTATATCTAAACCAACAAGGAAAATCAATCCGTACCGGAAGACTAAATTCTGCATATTTTTTTACAAACACAAATGATTGTCAATATTATATCAAGACGCAAGGAATTTCATTTGCTCAAATCTATAATATAGATATAATAGAAGAATACGCCTCTTTTAAAGGAGATATGAATTGGCTCGAACAACTGGAAATAGAGACATTTACTTCCAAAGATATTATTCAATCTGCAACAAAATATTGGAGTGGAGAGTTGACAAATAAACCAATTATTGAAATATTATTTCATGGCAAATATCAATTAAAGAATTAATAAGCCGGAACACTAAACTCCGGCTCATGAATTGATTAGCCCTTTGATTCTTAACCGATTTACGATTTCTGTGTAAAGATACTCTATATCCCCGCTGAAATCCCCATAATTCTGATACAGAAATACGACATCAGCGCAGTTGTCGGAAATTGTGCTCTTGGACTGAACCCTAAGCACCCTTGACATCTCTTCACGTACCCCTGCTGTCATTTTTCCACCGGCAAGCGAGCTTGGAGAAAACAAGTACAAGATGATGAAGATAAATTTTTTCCGCTGGGTCACACTGTCAATATTCGGCGGACATCCTCTCTCATTCAGTAACTCAACGAATATTTTATAGATTTCATGGATAAGACACTTGTCTTTCAGAACCGGGGCAGTCAAGGTATTTTCTTCCTCTGAAAGTTCTGATTTCTCGATACGAATCTTTTTAAGACGAATGATTTTATTAAAATCCAGCTCCATAACACGATTATTTTAAAAGTAAATAGTATATTTGCATCATAATCGTGTGAGGGAGGATTGAGTGGTCGTGCGCTTAGTTCTCCTTTTTTTATTTTACAGAGTTATTCTTTTCCTGAATAATCTGATTTTGCTCGTTCACCTCCCTACCCCATATCATAGCGGAATAGATGGCTTTTGCATACAAAAAGAGTTCCTCACGACTGGTAAGGAACTCAACTCGAAGGGCTGCACATTTCGCATCAGTCCAAACTGTTTCATCTTTTTCCATTTCTCAAATCATACTTCTTTATATAGTTATCAACAGTGGTTTTGCTCACTCCCAATTTCTTTGCAATATCTTTCAGGCGCATACCGCTGACAACAAGTTCCCTTACTTCTTCGACATCAACTGTTACCCGGTATCCCCCACCCTTCTTTTCAATCGCTGAAATAGAATTGAATAGTTTTCGCTTCTTCTCTGCATATTCAGGGGTAAGCTTATCTTTTGTTACATATATGACTGTACGGCAGTCTATACGTAACGGGAAATGTTTAATACTTTTTTCCATGTTTGTTTTCTCTCAAGTCATTGTATCTCATCTTCTGATTGATATGCCATATAAGGTCTATATTAGAAAATTGGCAATACTTAATCAACCCGGCAAGAGCGAAACATATCCTTTTTCCCAAACCTTCTACATCGTTAGTTAGTAGGAGTGTAAAACCAAAACAAACCTCTGTAAATCTGAATCCGGATTTGAGGCTCACAAATTCATCGGCAATTTCATTCGTATCAGACAAATCTATACCTCTCAATCCGGCAAGGTCAAGCAGGCGGATTACAGCATCGGCAAGTTCATCGGGAAGTGTATCTTTTACATTCTTTTCAAAGGAACACTTAAATCGCTTTTCTTCTTCCACTAATGCAGGATAGCGATTATAGTCCATTTCAAAACGTGATTTACATTTCTTTCCTAATCTTCCCTTTCTATCTGCTTCCACGGCTTCCATAAGCTCGGATATTACAAGGCAAAGGCAATGTTCGTTACTCAATTCTTCATCGTGGAAACCGTGGTCGCAAGCGGTTTTATAGGCGCGGTCGCGCAGTTCATTTAAATCCATATTTATTCTGTTTTGAGCCATACGGCAGACGTCCAACCGCCGTATGGCAATATTTATTTCTTCATTAACCCAATGCGCTCTTTCAAAGTAAGAAGGTAGTAGTGCATCTGTACTTTTTGAACCTCCATTAAAGTGACCTGATTTTCACCAGCTATTTCAACAGCATCTTTTCGGCCAAGAAACAGGGCTAACTTATTATGTTTGTCCATCAACTCATTATATTCGATATACATACGGTCAAGAGGAGTATCAGCTACCTTGTATGCCTTTTCAAATACATCTTTAGGCGACCAACTTTCATATCCATCTTCATAACGAACATGATAACCCTCATCGTCAAAATTTTCGGTTGACGGCTTTTCTCTGAGGAGATGTTTTCCCCACGCATCACCTCTTGTCATAGACTCGGCTTCAATCTGTTTTGTTCCAATATACTTTTTCATATCAATATGGATTTTACAAAGCCCGTCCAAGGCTATTTAATTTATTTCTCTTGTCGTAATTACTCATACGGGGGCATTTCCCGTCACACCGCATGTTCACATACATATTACTTGCCATACTCGATATGAATGACTTTTTGTAGCATTGTCCACTGTAGGGGCTGTAATGCTTGCAGTGTTCCTGGTATTCTTTTCTATTCATAGCTTTTACATATAAATTGTCTAAAAGGGTAAAAACGATAAAATGTGCACCTTACAAATTGGTTGTCAAACGCTTCCTTTGAATACTTGCATTTGGAACAGCATTTATTTAGAGTGCCTATATTTAATCTTATGTTATCCATTATTAACCCTCTTCACATTTAAAAGATAATTTTTCAAGTTTCTCAATCTGCTTACGAAGAGAAGCGATTTTCCTAATCTTCATTTCTTCCGCCTTTTTCAACGCTTCGGATTTATCGGTGAATGCGTTTTCCCCTATACGGAAGTAAGAACATAAACCATCCCTTACATATTCTCTATCTTCAAATCTACTTCTAATAATATCTGTTTCTATCTCTTTAATACCTTCTGTTAAGGCATACTTTGTTATAAATACTTTTGCCATAGTTGTAATCATTTATAAGGTTAAAGTGAATTAAGAGAGGCAGCGGACACGGGGCGAACCCAATCGTCACTGTCCTGAATGTTGTCGTATCTAAAACCGTCGCCCCAACTGAGAATAAAATTGCGTTTGTTTCCTTTTCTCGTAGAACACCAATACCAGTCATCTTTCACTGGTTGTTTTCCGCAGATAGCTAAGGCTGCATTCAGCATAACCTTATGTTCATACCCTAAGACACTCTCTTGTAGTGTAGGAATGCGCCAACTTAATCCACATAAGTCCAATGCTATGACTTTCTCAGCAATTTCGCTTCCGGATGCAGCCAATGCTTTGGTATTGCCTATTCCATCGGTATCCTTCATGCCTTCTTCTGTGGTTGGATATATCTTTCCTGTTTGTTCTTTCTCCCAATCAAGAAGAATATGGGTATCATTATCCATATCTTCCGGATAGAAGAATAAAGCATTGCCATCATGGATAATAACTGCACATTGTGCCTGTTCGTTTTCTTCATGCAGTCCCCAAAATTTAGGTTTTACAAAATTCTTATTGACGGTAAAGATGAATACACCATTACCTACATTTTCTTTTGTGTAAATTCCTTTGCTCATAATCATATAAGTTTTAATATTTCTCAAAATTTGGGATTTGTAAATAGAAAGAGTTTCGAGACATGGGAAGCCAACACTTTTGCTCCTCATTGCACGTATTCCAATTATCTTCCCCAAATTCATCATTTAATGCTTCCACTATCTTATAGGCTACATCTTTTACAAAACGAGTATTAAGTATCCTCTTGCCTTTAATAACGATTGTAGGTGTATAGAGTGAAATTTTATACTCCCCACCGTTTTCTATCGACCAGCTACCTTGTGCTACTGTAATGTGCGGATTGGTTTCATTCTTATACTCTTGTACTATACTTAGATAGCCATTAAAATAGTTGGCTATTAGTTCCGACTTATATACTTTTAGCCCCGTTGCTTTTTCTAAAAGTTTTCTAAGCCTATAAGCATCATTTACAACAGGGTCCATTCTCATATAAGTTTTAATGCTTCTTGTATCCCGGCTTCCAGTGCTTCCTCGTAAGATTTATAAGTTTTATCAACTTCTGTTCCAGAAAGAAAATCATAATCCTTTATATCGTAAAGTCGATAATACCATCGTCCATATTGATTAAAATAAACAGCTATATGAATAGAATGATTTTCACGCAGCCACTTTTGGGCGATATACAATGTTGGACACAAAAATTCAACTGGTTCGTCATCTATTTCCGTACAACACGACATACTTTGCGGAAGGTCATATTTTGTAATAACCTTATTGCAGCCTATTATGTGTTCACACTCCCAAACGAAACCTTTCTCTTTCAGCAGCTTCGCCGTCTCTAATGTTACAAGTTCTTCGGTCATAGTTATTTCCCTTTCAATTTCTTTATTAGTGCATCAGCATAGTTAATTGATTCAATAGATATTGTTTCAATTACATCTATCTTACTATCAGGGTGCTCATCCAAAAACATTCCTAAATTTTTCATCCAAAAACTATTTGATATTAAACCTTGTATAGCGGATTTTGCCAATTCATAACGCCTTTGCTCCCAATCAATAGTTTCAAAATTATCAAAGAAGTCGAGTTCTGACACTTTGAAATACCTACCATTCACTAAGGCAGTCCCATCATCATATAAGTCTTCAACCTCCACAATTTCCCCGGTTGCTTTTATTCTCGCTTTCATAACTGATTAGTTTTAATATACCCATTTTCAATGCACCAGCACAGCATCTCGTTGGCTGCATCCAATAGATTTCCGGAAACTTTAACGATGAATGGTTCAGACATGCTTTTTTGATAACTTATAGCCCAAGGACCAGCAAAAAGAGGCTCAACGCACAGCTTATACGTTATACAGAAGACATTTATGTATCGCGGCAGCTTATCGAGAATGTCTTGCAAGGTGTAAGTGGGAATTATTTCCCAAAATGCACTATCTCGTTTTTCATTAATTACATCTTCATATATTTCAAGTTCCCATTTTGCATTTTTATAAGAAAGAGCGTAACACCAACACATGCTTCCATCGCTTGTATCCAGTCCAAGCTCCTGCAAATGTTCCATCTGTTCGACTGATAATACATATTTTGATTTCATAATCATTGCTTTTTATTAGGTATTAAATCATCCAAATACGCCCATTCTTCAATGGCATCTTTGGAACACTCGTAATCATCGCACTCTTCATCGTCCCAGCACTGCTCTGTTACATTCCAATAGCGGACACCGTAACCAGTTCCAGTGCTTAATTTCCCATATACAAGGCATGGTATCTGCGGATAATGTTCATTTTCGTATTCTCCATGAGCTTGTGGCACTTTATCTTTAGTCTTGTGCCACACGCTGTTGATATGCCAGTTCGCACCGGCAATAAATCCTTCTTTAAATTCATCTGCACCACATTCGCAACAATCGAATGCTGTATTATGACCGTTACAATGTTCGCAATATTCACGTTCTGAACATGGATAGGTTCCATTACAATTATAATGCTTATGAATTGCTTCCCTTGCTGCTTCTTTTATTGTCTGTTTCATATATTATTTCTTTTTCTTGATTTAATCTTGATTGGATTGTTTTTTGTTCCAGTACCGAACCGTTCTAAGCGAAAGCAGTGTATCCGGAGCCAGTATTTAAAAGCGGGGATAGTTGTCTGCTTCATAATCAATGACTTTTAATTTTCTTATATTTACCACACTTCTTGCAGAAATAGTGACGGACGGTGTACCAACTTCTATCGCCCCAATCATCAACAACTTCAACTCTCCTCTCAAATAAGTATTCCCACTCGTGGCAACAGAATAATTTCTTTATAATGGCATCAATTAAATGCTTCATAATTAACTGTTCTCCTTTACAATTCTACCATCGTCTAACAACGTGTATAGTTTACCCTTATATGCCAGAGCGAAACACCATTGGCGGGCATACTTCAAATACTGATGCAATTTGTATCTGTGCGGGTGTTTCTGCATCTTTTTTTCTATTCTTTTCTTCATGTTCTTCGATTTAATATTTCCCTTTCAATGATTTTCTTTGCATTAAAGCCGAATAAGCCTTTCTTTTGCTCGTGAAAATCCGCAATAGAAACTTCATTGATATAGTAATAGAATGCCTCATAGCCATCCGCAAAATTGCGAGCAAGAAAACCATTAGGGTGAGTGTTCATATATCTTTCAACGGCTATTATCACTCTTTGGGCATAACCGGGAAACATCTTAAACTCTAATTGCATCTGCTTGTAATTGCAGAGAGGACAGCCGACACAACCGTGACGGCTCAAATTATATGGAGCGTCATAATACTTTGAATATGGCAATCCGTATTTTCGGATATAGCTCCAAACATCTTCTTCCGACCATGTAAGAATAGGAAGAATATGTTTGGCGCCTTTCATCCACTTACGGGTGTCACACTGTTCTGGTTCATAATCTTTCCGGTTTCTACTTTCCGAAGCCCTCATGCCCTCAATGCTTCTTTTCCCAATGCCATACCGTTCTTTTAACTCCTCGCAGCAGAACCGACGTAAACGAGAGGGGAAACCTTTCTCCTCAATCAGCTTAAAGAAAGATTTCTTTGGGTGCATTATCTGAACTTGTGGATAGTTTTTCTTTATAAAGTTGATTGTTCCGGGTGGGTCTACTGTAGTATTGGCATATATTGCATCATATACAATGCCCGCACGTTCGGCAAGGTCAAGTATGACGACGCTATCTTTTCCACCTGAAAAGCCAAGATTTAGAGGCTTATCCTGATATATACTTCGAAGGAAGTCTATTGATTGTTGTTCTTTCTTATCCATTTACTCTATTTCTTTTATTCCGTTCCCGATTGTCTTCCGAAACACACATTTTGCACCATGATGTCTTGATTTAGAACCACTCTTCATCCGCTCCGACCTCTACCGAAAGCCAGTCCATGAGGAGGGTTATAAGGTTATAAATAGGTTTCATTTCACTAAACTTTTATCGCGTTGGCAATATTATCCGCATCCGACAGTTTTCTTACCAGCACATCAAACGCCGCCGTACACCGCTCTGTGTTCATATTGACCGTTTTCCCGATTTTCAAACTATCGGAAGCAAGGTTCATCATCCTTGCCACATTTGAAAGCTTCAAATATTCCAACGTGAACCCGTTGAACCGTGCATCTTTCTTCCGAAGCTCTTTAATCCTTTCGTCAAACTGGATGCAGGCGTAATCACATAATGTCCTTGCAAGTTCGAACCTTGCAATCTCTGCGGAATGGGATATGCCGTTATCGTCAAGAACCTGCTTGAATTGCCAATACAACATATCCACGTGCTTGTTCACTTCTTCCGTATACTTGTCGTTGCAGTCGGCGAAAAACTCGCTCCGGTCTGAACCGATAACGCTGTTTACAGTACGCTCGTATTCCTTTCTTGCCTTATCGGCATCATTCAAATACCGCTTGAATGCCTGTTTGTAATAAGGCATTCTCTTCATTGCATGCAGGCACTCGATAACCTGCCCGCAACAGATGTCGTTCGTGAGCAGTATGTTGTAGGTGCACAGAACTACAAGGCTCTCATACTTGCTGATTATCTGATTTGCCGTGTCGGTAGTCATTGCCTTGCCTGTTCTTCCTTGTTCATACTCTTGTTTCTGCTCTCTTTTGCAAGTTCATCAATCATGCGCTGATACTCCAATTGTTCGATTTTCTTTTCAATTTCTATGTCCATGATTATTTACCGTTTGTTTCTTATTTGGATAAACCCTCGTTTTTCGCATTCACGAAGAAGCAACAAATCTTCTTCTTTAATTTCGCATGGCGTTTCGTGGTTGATGCTCATATACCGTGAAATTCCGAATTTCCTGCATATATCGTTATAGAAACGCTTTTGTCGACCTTTTGCCATCCAACAGATTGTTAGTTTCATACGTTTTACCCCTATTAAAACTCGCTTGGCTTCTTTTCCAGACCCTCGTATCTTTTTCTATTCAATTCAGCAATCAATTCATCCGACATCCTCAAGGCGTTGATGGCAGATTTGTCACCGGACAGTGCACGTTTTTTAAGTTCCTCCCGATATTCTTCGTAGAACATCCCATTGGTTGTTCTTTGCTCATCAGCCATGTGTGCTTTATGCTCATTCCATGACTGGCTATCAGCAATAGCACAACGTTCTTTGTTGTATTCACGTAACCAGCCCATAATAACTTGCCCGTCTATGCGGTTGTAACTTTCTCCATATTTCATTTTCATTGCATTTTTGAAACACAATTTGAAATCGTCAGTTTTCATGTAAGGGTATTCCTCAATGATTAAGTCTACGGTCATTGCAACCTGTGTGTCAGACATGGTATTAACCACATTGAAGAACGCCAAAGCGTCAGCAATTAAAATTACCAATATGGCTCTCGCCTGCGGCTCTCCGAGTTTTCTGATTATAGTCCCTATGGCCGGCTCATTGCTTAGAAATACATCCTCAACTTTTTTCGGGCGCAGAGTTTCGCAATATTTCTCCGGCGAGGTCTTTAAGACGACTAACCGATTCTCTTCTTGTGGTGACAGTATCAGTTCGTTTCCCATTATAATTTCCTTCCAATATTTTAGTAAAGTTTGCTTGTTTGAAAATCCAATCAAAGTCACATTTCCAATTGCGGTCATTAGCTCCCAGCAGGAACGGGGATTGAAGAATGAGATTGAAAACAGTCCTCACTGACTCTTTTCCATATTGGGCTATCCGGGCTTTTACAGCCTTTTTTCTCACATCGGTCATTGATTTTATCTGCTGGAGTCTATCTTTGAATGTGGAATTATAGTATTCCATCAATCCGCTGTAATCAATCTTTTCAGAAAGAGAGGGCGAAGAAAGCTTGTCTTTCTTTGATACTCCGTCAGGAGTATTTTCTTTCTTTTGCTGGGAAGATATATCTATATACTCTCTTTCTTCTTCTTTCTTTGTATTTGTGCCCTCCGTGTGCCCTGATTTTTGTAAAAGTTCGGATTGCGGCAGATTGTTGTTCACAGACTGTGCCCCAAGTTGTGCCCTTAGCTGTGCCCATTCGGACTGTAATTCTTTGATTTTCTTTTCAATATCTGTGCCCTTGCATGTGCCCTTACTTGTGCCCATTGGATTATATTCTTCATATTTACATAGGGTTATAAGGTTCATTCCCTGATTGCACTCAACAGTTATCATACCTTTTTTCTTAAGATGTACAAGAAAGGAACGCACTTTCTTTTCAGACCATTTCCAGCGTTGAGATAAAAATCTTATGGATGCAGGATATTGACCTCTTGAATAAGAGATTTCTCGACCTCCGATACTCTCCTTTCGGGGCGTTGCCTCAAATCGTGCAGACTGGATTAAGTCTAACCACGCTTCACAACTGCTAAAAGTACGGGCTTCATTCCACATTTCATTCGAGAAAAACCTGCGGCTTAGCCTCAAAAATCCTTCGTCCATAGTTTTAGAATCTCACGTTTGTTAATTGCCTTCCTTTCGAGTAAACTGCCCATTTCCCATTTCCACTATCAAACAACCGTAAGTCCGACACCTCTCCGAAACGTTTGATATTACCGCATAAATCCACAATCCAGCCACATTCTTTGGAAGGATGAGGGCGGATGGCACGACCGACTATCTGATACCACATAGCCAGTGACATCGTAGGACGTGCCATAACAACGGTGTCAAGTTCCGGATAGTCAAAGCCGGTGGTTAATACCCCGACATTCGCCACTACCGAAATTTCACCAGCCTTGAATGCTTCAAGTATCCTTTCGCGCTCACCTTTTGGGGTGTCACCCGAAACGATTGCGGCTCCGGGTATAGACCAGGTAAGCCGCTCCGCTTCTTTCAGAAAACGAGTAAAGACTAAAATACCTTTCCGTTTTCCTCCGGCTTTGGGATTCATCAGTCTTTGGACAATATGAACGAGATAGCCGTAAAAGTCTATCCGTTCATATTCTCTTTGAACTGACCTATCTGTATAGTCGGCACCAGTAGTATTTACTTTCAAGTTAAGTTCGTTCCATCCCGAAGGATTCATTGGATAGTAATTCAACTTCGCCAAATAGCCCATATCTAATAGGGTTGATACCTGTACATGATAAATGACCTCTGAAAAGACATGAGGCTTTGTCCGGGTGATAAATTTCAGCATAGAACCAAAGTCACGGCTGGAACTTAAACGATACGGTGTAGCTGTCAGTCCAAGGACCTTACACTTCACCGCATCAAAAAAATCTTTGTACATACCCTCTTTAGGGTTAACAAGGTGGCATTCGTCCACGATGATGTTCTTGAAGTGGGTGAACAGTTCGGGATGATTCTTCACACTGCCGATGGTGGCGAATGTTATCCGGCTTATTTCTTTTGAGTTAAAGGATGCAGAATAGATGCTGCAATCAAGAATACCGTATGAACAGAGTTTCTTGAAATTCTGTTCGAGTATTTCCTTGCTTGGCTGAAACACCAAAGTATGACCCTCAAGCCTTGCAGCTATATCCGCTATGATAAGCGACTTTCCGCTGCCCGTAGGTAACACCATAATGGCATTTGTTTTCTTTGCCTTGTTATTGAAGAAAGAAACAGCAGTATCAGAGGCCTTTTGCTGATAATCTCTTAAGACGTAACTCATGGCTATTTTATTTTCAAATTATCCAAATAGAAATCATCGTCACCAATCTTTATCTTATCCTTTTCATCAGTCATTTCAAATTTTCCTTGTTTCATTTGTTTAACTAAGGCTGAATAATACTTGATTAGTTGCTCATATTCAAAATCAGAGAATTTACGAATGGTATTCTTCTTCATTTCAAGAAGAACAACTTTTTGTTCCCCATATTTGCGTATAAGTCCGTTCCGGTAGCCCTGCATGTTTCCTTCTTGAAAGCGGTTGCAGTGAGAGCATTGGGCGTTACAGTTCATTTCGTCAAACCGGGTACTCATGTGCTGCCGATTTATATAGTGACCGTTATCAGCTTTTTCAAACGGAAGTATTCTACCACAGCTTATACATCTGAAAGCCTTGAAATCAAACTCTCTGCTATCTCTCAATCGGATGTACATTGAGAACACTCTATCGAGCTTAGCTTTTAAATCAATTTTCTTCTTTACTGTTACCCCTGCTTTATCAAACAGAGGTAAAGGCTTGTTTTGCTTTGATTTCTTTTTGTATCTAAACAACATGAAATTATATTTTTATATCTTTGTCCTAAACCAATAAATTAGATTATGGAACTTGATGAAATTCTAAGGAAGTTATATTCTCGAAACAAAATAGAAATACTATCTGTTATAAACACAGCGTCTCATGTTTCTATTGAAAACTATGACAGACTCGCTCACTGTATCCACACTGGATTTTGTTGTAATACACATAAGGGTAAACTAATAGGATTCATTTATTGTATAACCGATAAAGAATTATATTTCCAAGGTAACAGTAAACGATTACTTGGGACGTATATGAGGCCTAACAAATCTGCGGTATTCTTCAATAATTGGTTGGTAGCGCAAGTTCCTGAAAGCTCTAACTTATATCGCCATTGTATATCATATAGTATAAATGAAGGAACAATGAATGTTGTTGATTCCAATAATATAATAAGGACCAATGATGGAAAATACATTGTTTATGCAGGAAAAAATAAATGGGATAAATTTACCATTATTAAAGGTAAATCCAATATAGAGTTCCCTATATTGGATTTACCAATACCAACATTCTATTGTGGTGGGGCATATAGATTTAAACTCTAGTAGATAAGCGAGGATTCCCAACTGACCTCTTTGCCCAACACTTACCTGTATTTCCTGCTCTATCTACAAAGATATAGCAGGCAGGTTAACAAAGTTATACTTCGATGATTACGATGTCCGGTGCAATCTGTCTGATGGCATCCAGTTGTTCGTCAATCACTTTATTCTTGTATTCCTCGATAGCTTCATTCGCACCGGCAGATACTAAGGAAAGAGATACGTCTCTACCGTCTACATCCGCGTAAATCTCAACCTCTATTTCTTCGCAAGAAAAACCTTTAAAAAGAGGAATGTTCAGTTTGAAGGACTTGGGCAAATTAGAATCAACCACCTGCGAGTAGTTGTCAACTTTGCTGCCGTTTTCCTCCTTGCTGCGCTCAATGTCTTGGTTTACTTTTGCCTTGAAATTTTTCAAAGTAGAAACCAGGGTCATACTCTCGGACTTGTCTTTAAAGAAAGCCCGGTGCATCTTGAAGAACTGGGACAACTTGATAGGTTCCCATTTCTTATCCATGTTGATACCGAACTCCTGCATTTCTTTTGAAGCCTGTAAAATACCGTTGATTTCTGTCTGATAGTAACTGGTTTCGTCAATCGTCAGAGCCATCCTCATCTTATCACGGTTTACAATAATGTTCGTCGCTTTCTGGTTAATCAGTTCGACACGTTTCTCCAACCATCTGATAGGTGCATCTATCGTTCCATTGATAACTACTCTTTCTGGTTCTTTTGGGTCGAGTGCTACGGGGGCTTCTCCCTCTCTCAATACTACTTCAATTGGTGCACCGTTATAATCTTTCGGTACAATCACGTTTAATTTGTTTTCGCTCATGATTCTGTTCCTGTTTTACGGTTAATACTGAATACTGTCTTCTGCATTTCTTGCGGCATAATCGGGCGGCTGTAAACCAGCTCACCCAACTTGTTATAGAATCCTGCCATCTTTTCCTCATGGTAAAGGATTTTGGCACATTCTTCATTTTCCACAAACTCAGAACCTCTCTTGATGTGGTCTAGAAGCTCCTGCTTTTCTTCATTCAAAGGTTTCAGGCGTTCTTTGAACTCTTCCATAGCCTCTTTCTTTTCAATCTCAATATCATTGATTGTAATTGATACCTCGGCTAATGTTTCTTTCTTTTGCGCCAATTCTTCGGGTGTGAATCGGTGGGTATAACCGATTTTCTCTACTGCATCGGCATTATCCTGAAGGAACTGCCAACGTTCCTGTTCAAGGATTTCTTGACCTAAAAATTTGTCCATAATCAAATAAACTCTTTATTACGTTCGATTTCTTGTTGTGCGTAAATAAGCATTTGTTGTTCGTTAGCTGCTGGTAAGTAGATACCAGCGACAGATGCACTCCAGTTACGAAAACGGTCAATACTCAAAGTCATTTCACCTGTTGTCAGCTCGGCAGAACTTCTTAAGTAAGTTACTTCCTTACCTTTCTTGTTGACCGTCTTTCTCTCAAACAAATCACGGTTGCAAGTCCTCTTATAAAAATCAATTTTTGCTTCGTCGAGACTGCAACCGTACTCACTACCGAAATACCCTAAAAGAAGATGCAAGTAGCTGTTTTGGGCAAGCGTGCGGTTAGGTAGTTTCTTTTTCACTTCCACCACCGCACGTTCACTAAACAGCTTGTTTACATACTCCTTGAACTTGGGTATCTGATATTCATTCTTCAAGTCGAACAGCATACGTTAAAAAGGCAAATCGTCTTTTGTATTGCCATTAGCATCAACCGGAGGCGGAAAGTTCTGCGGCTGTTGCTGATAAGTCGACTGTGGCGCTGGTTGTTGTACCGATGTTGTTTGTTGGGATTGCGATACACCACCACGCGCATCTATTTTGTAGCACCGAATAGATGCCATACGTTTGAGTTCTCCGTCTTGATTCGTCCAAGAACGTCCTTGTAAGACAAATGATACAGTAACAACATCCCCCTGATTAAATCGGTCAAGTTCTGCACACTTATCGCCTGAAAACTCTAAGGGAATAATGTTCTCATACTCGCTACGCTCTCCCGTATAAGGGTCGTAAGTGGTAGCATCTAAAATGAACTCCCGTTTTGTAAACGAGGAACCACCGTTTTTGGATGGTATTTGAACAGTTTGTCCGATTTCGATTATTCGTCCGGTTATTTGGTTTGCCATTAATTTTCTCCTCCAAATATCTTTTTATCGGTTATAAGTTCTCTGTTTTCTTCCAAGAACCGGATAAACTCCTCACAATGATTAGTAAGAATAGGAATATCACGTTCAGGATTGAAAACGTATGTTTCTGTATAGGTATCTACCACAAAACCGCCTTTATTAAACTCTACAATGTTGTATTCAAACGTCCGCACATCCGAACCGTTCTTCATCAAAGCGTATGGATAAACTAAATGTTGGTGGTGGTCTTTGAACTTCCCTACGGTATAGCTTCCAGTTGTTTTGATGTCGTGGACGCTGGCCGGCATCAGCTCGTCAATTACCCCATAAACCAAAACATTGCCGTATGCGGTTGGAAGAATCGCTTCTACTCTTTGTTGGGTTAATGCTCCTTTGAAGTAACCGGAAAACTCTCGGCAAAGTGAGATTGGGAAAGTAAAAACACGATTATTATAGGTAGCTTTCAAACCTATAACCTCGTTGGTCTGAACCTCATCGTAATACAAAGGTTTACCTGTTTCGTCACAAGCTCCTTCGCGTATTACCTTATATACCTTTTCAACCTGCACAGTTTCGGATTTCCGATTTTCAACCATACAGTCAATAACCTCATTAAAGGCTGTTCCCTTGTCTGCCGCTTCGCTATCGAATGGCTTGCGGTTGATACGGTCTATCAGTTCTTGAAACTGCTTCTGCCGAAACTCTTCTTCCGTACATGGTGGATTCTCACTCCACCCATAATAACGCTCATATATGACATCGCTATTAAGGTAATTGAAGTAAGAATCCAATAATGTTGCATATATACGATAGTTAGGCTGCATCTGAGTAGATTTTAGTTTCCTTATTGAATATCAGTCCCAAAGCCTTTACCTTTGCAGCAAACAAACTTCTCGCCATCATCAAAGAACTACCAACGTGTTCAAACTCATTAATATGAGAGGCGAACTCATTAGCAGACTTGGCATCAGTTATAAATTCGATACTTTCTTTGATTTCCTCTATCACCTTATCATACTTTTCCTGTGCCTCTTTCTTGGCTGCAAGCATACCCAAATACGAATTGATTATCTTGGCAGTGATAAAGTCGTTCTTTGCGGTTGGATTACCATTCTTGTCAAGGATGGTAGGAACTTCCATCACTGAAGGAAGATTGCAGGTATTCTTTCCGTCATTTCTTGAAGTCGGGTCAAAAGTTATAGTACGTCTTTGAACACCTCTTTCGCTTTTCATTTCAAGATAGCCAAGCAAATCCAGTTCAGTAACGATGGAGTTGTAGGATTTTTCACGCAAGGCAGGGATAAACACCGTATCATCACCTTCTTTTCTTGTGTCGCGATGGGCAACGAAAATGATGTGCTTGTTAAGCCCCGAGAGTGTTCGTGTCATCCATGAAAACTCTGCATTGATACCGCTCCAATCCCTGATAGACGGTTGGCGGCTGCCACATTTATAAGTAATGATGAAATCCATCATCTTACCGATAGTATCAACTACAATGGTCTGATAAGCAGACAAATCCTCCTGCAAGACCTGTTGAACATCACTCCATGAAGTGACCTGTACGGTATCTATGTTTTCCAAATGCGCCATATTCATACGCTTAACGCCATTATCGAAATCCAATAATAACGGTTTCGGTGCGCTCAATGCCACTGTTGATTTTCCCATACCAGCCTGTCCGTAAATCATCATCTTTACAGTGGTAGGGATTACTAATTCATTTGATTTTTTTATAAGACTCATAATCGTAAATATTTAAAAGGTTAATCCAATTGTATCTCTCGCCATTATTCCGCTGACATTCGCCAGCGACAAGGCTTGTTTGATTTCTGTTTTTGAATAATAAAGGGGGGAATTTCGGCTTTCTCCTTTTCTGATAGGCTTTATCAGTTCTTTATTCACAAGTACATTGAACCGCTTCCAGTCTATTCGCATCATCCTTAGCCATTTCTTTACATCCCTCAATCGGATAAGGTCTTGTGCCGGCTCATATGCCTTGACCGCCTCCATATAACCAACCTGATAACTGTCTATCATAATGGATTGGATTTCTTCTATATTCATTCCGCCCTCCTTATTATTTCAATCCGTTCTACTCTTAATTCTCTTCCTCTTCTCATTTCGCTCTGTTCGTGATAAAGCGATAGAGAAAATATACATAGCAAACTATAAGCTACAGACATACGAACTGTTGGTGAAAAATCCATTGTAAGTTTCACACCGGCTATCCGTTCGTAAAGCATGGTAGCAAGCTCTCTCCCATTCCGTACATGCAATATATCAAAAGCCTTTTGCAACTGGTTGTTAATTGTGCTAACCGCCCGACATTTGATATTGGCAATTTCCTTTTTCTCATACCCTTGCGCATACATCCGTGCTGTAACCTCGCATTCAGGGGTGAGTTCTGTAAATACCCGTTCCATAATCGTGTGAGCTAATGATTATTTCAGTCGTATAAGCGAAGAAAAACCTGGGCAGTCTGTTTTTGATACCCTATACATAATGTCAAGTTTTCCTTTCAACTTCTTCGTGAGCCGTGCTTCTTTGTTTCTTCGGGCAGCTTCCATTTTTATCCCAGTGTGCCGAGAGTCTTCAAAGGGGATTCGATATATATCCCCAACCTTTATACTATCAAATAACTTAGTTGTCTGATAGTTCTCATCTACTTTAATTTCCTTTATCATACGCTTTAATTTTGAAAAAAATAGTGGTGATAGCAGGATTTGAACCTGCATAAATTGCTAAGTTTATTGCCGAGCAACGCGTTTCCTATTCCGCCATATCACCGGAAAAAGGTGCGCTATCTTCACAGACGGTACACCCAGTACAAACACAAAATAAAACACGACAAAACAATTTTAACCACCCGTACAAGGGTAAAGGGGTAGCTTGTACTCAGCATCCCTCACGGCTTTTAGTACGGTATAGCACTGACCTTTTCTGTGGTTGTTGCGCCCCCGATACCTTCTACGGATTCTACCACGTATCGAGACGTGAAGGGCTTATATTTAGACCTTTCAGCGATACGGACACCTGCCCCGCATACTTGACACCGTAAAGATGATTTTCGGTGCTGAAAGTAAAGTTCATTTCAAATCAATATAGCCTACTACCAGTCACCGCATCCCTGCTATGGCAGCTTCTATATTTCGTTATCTTGGTTAATCTTGTACGGCTTATGAATTACACCGCAAAGGTTTTCACATACTTGTCAAAGAACTAATCAATAGTGCCCTACCCGATTCTCGCTATCAGTTGCCGTTCAATCCGTCAATAGGGCTGTCGTGCGTGATATAATCGTGTGATTAATCATCATAAAAGAACTTCTCGCCCGGCTTTCTGAAAAGCCAGTAGCTTGCATACAAGCAGCTTAATACTATCAATGCCTCTATCATACTGCCATTCTATCAAGTTGAAACTCTATATAATCAATCTCTTCTTGAATAACCTCTAAGGCTTCTTCTTTCGTATCGGTGTTGCAGAAAACGCATGCCTCTGCATCAGACATTTTATCCACCTCTTCAAGTTCTTCACAAGCCTTATCTAAAGCCTTTTCAAAGGCATAAGCTTCTATACTATCACATACTCTATAGTTTCTCATATCAGGCAATTTTTAAAAGGTTAGCTTTCTTGTAGCATCTGAACTCTTGGCGTTCTGTGTCGAAATAGGTCTGGACTGTATCGTTCTTCTTTCTGTTGTCAGTACCAGTGATGGTAGGCATCAGCTTTTCATTTAGTGTACCGTAGGCTTCTCTTACAGAACCATCCACCTTTTGAAAGTAGAATTTCACAATCTTGCTTTTCATCTGCAATTTTAATTTCATGTTAGCCCAAGCGCACTTTAATGCTTCTGACATCGTGAAACCGTTCTTGCGAACGAACTGCCATGCAAGACTCATAACTTCGTGTAAAAAATTCTTCGTGCTCATAATCGTGTGATTTAATATGTTTATACTATTGCACCTTATTTGTAAGTTGCGTATCTTTGTATCGTTATCGTGATGCAAATATACTACCTTATCGCAATATATCGCTATTTATCGCAATAAAATATCGCTATATTGACAATATTTAACAATGTATGAGTAAACTAAATATTGCACAGTTGCGTAAATCCTTGAAAATGAATCAAGAATGTTTTAGAAAAGAAATAGGAGGAATATCACAATCCTATTTATCAGAACTTGAAACTGGCAAAAAAGAACTTACTGAAGAATTATATAATACCATAATTGAAAAATTTGGTAGAAATATTGTAATTCCTTTTATCGAGACCACATGCGATAATATCGCTAAAGATACACCGCATATAAAAGCTATTCATAAAAACTCAATACCTTTATTTGAGCTGGAAGCAGCTTCCTGTGGGATGCCTTCTGGATTTGAAGTTGCAATAGAAGCAAATAAATGTGATAGATATATAATCCCCGATTTAGCAGGATGTGACTTTACAATTAGAACATTTGGACGAAGTATGATTAATCGCCAATATCCTGAAAGAAGTATTCCTGAGCGTTCTATTATTGGTTGTCGAATTTGGAAAAGCCGCACACATATCCGTTGGGGGGAAGTTTATGCACTTGCCACCCCTGATGGAATAGTTGTGAAAAAAATAATGCCATCTGAAAAAGAAGGGCATATTAAATGCGTTTCCTTTAACGAAGAAGAAGGATTTATTCCATATGAATTGCCTGTTACAGAAATCCAAGATTGGGCTATAGTCATTGGAGTTGTCAATATCGTAAATTGGATATAATATTATGAAATTCAACCAATACCTTTGGAATCTATATAAAAACTCTCCGGAAGGGAAAGCTGTTATATCCAGTTTTTCAGACAGAAAGGAATGGATAGACGAGGAGCAACTTTTAGAACACTATAATCCAAGTATCAAAGACAATTTCAACAAGGAAATCATATGCGAAATATTGGAGGACTTTTGGTGTTATAAAGTCTCCGATTTTAAAAGTACAGAATATCCGTCACTTGATAAAGCCGAGGAAATATACGAAGAAATTATCTCTACAGGATTACGGATAGAGGATGAAGAAGTATTGAAGATAGGAGATTTCAACTTGATGCTTGAATACATCCCATTCCTCTCAATGGAGTTAAACTACCTACTTGGTGAATATTTCTTTCCATATTTGTACATTGACAGATTCTATGAACTCAAAAAGTTAGCCGACTATTTTGAAATAGAATTGCCGCCAATTCCCAAGAAGCCCGATTACAAAAATAGGTGCATGTATTATTGGGAACTATGCAAAGTGTTCTACTATTTCAGAATAGGAAACAACTTGACACCTGATGAATTGAGTGCATTCATGTACGATTATGCGCCAAATCTTCTCCACACAGAAGAAAAGAGTGAAATTCCCCAACCATCACAAGCATGGTTTATTGGTGGATTGATTAAAGGGTATGGCGAGCAATGGACTACCGGATTTTGGCAGTCAAACCAGGAAACGAAAAAGGGAGATATTCTGATTCATTACGAAACAGCACCTATTAGTGCAATCACTTGTTTGTGGATAGCACAAACCGATGGTATTATCGACCCGTTCTTCCACTATTACAGCAACACTTATATAAGTAACAGAATAGACATTCCTCACATCACATTAAAAGAGCTTCAGGAAGATGAATACTTCTCCAACCACCCGCTCATAAGAAAGAACTTTCAAGGAGTGAACGGATGGTCAATGAGTAGCGAAGATTATTCAGAACTCCTGCGAATGATAAAGGCAAAAGGATTTGATATAGATGCCCTACCAAAGCTATATACTCCTACACTACCCAAGAATGTAAGTATAGAAAAAGAAAGAGATGTGGAACTACAACTACTGGAACCATTGCTTAACTCTATGGGATGGTATGAGAACAAAGATTTCATTCGTCAATTACCAATACATGCAGGACGTGGACACCGGATATTTCCCGACTATGCTCTGCATTACGATAATAAGCCAGACGAAGAAAAAGCAAAGGTTTTAATCGAGGCAAAACTCTACATGAAAAATAACCAGGAAATAGAAGAAGCATTTTTGCAAGCTCGCTCATATGCTTGCCTCCTTGAGTCAACTGTAATAATCCTTTGTGACAAACGGTGCCTAATCGTTTATGAGAAAAAAGACAGCTTTGACCGAGATAGATACAAAAAATACTATTGGGGAGAACTTGAAAACACCGACATTTTCAACGAATTAAAGAACAAACTAAATATTTAAGATT